GGTGCTGGTACATATTCTCGTTTGCCATCTTTAGCAAGTGTAGTTCGATATAAGCCTGGATTTCCGTCATCAAATACAATATTAGTACCTCCAAGGCGACTAAAAGGTAATTCAGCAATTACTTGTCCTACCTCTTCTGGAGTTCTATTTAATTTAGGTCCATCATATTTGTATGGTCCTGGCGAACTCCAACCTTGTACCATAGGTATAGCATCTCTCCTAGGACCACTTGTTTGAGGTCCACGATCAGGATCAGCCCATAAACCATTGACTTTTTCTAATTTTACTCTATCAGCATATGTTCCGCTTCCTTTAAAAGGAGACATGTTGTTTAACTGACGTTCATTAGTGTCAGGATCGTATACTGCCGGTGGTCTAATTTTTTTATTGTACTCTGCTTCTAGGTTATTAAACATATTAGCATTCATCATCTCATCTTGAAAGTATCCTACGATAAATGCTTTACCGTCGCCTCCTTCAGTGACTAGCACAATACAAAATCCTCCAAAGTCAGGAGGTATGCCCCATAAACCGTAACTTTGTTGATTATAATCATATTGATCGTTTTTTGTAAGACCACTAGATGGTAATTGGCCACCAATAGGTAGTAAAGGTATAGCATTGATTGCTTCTACGTTGCTACCACCAGTAGTACCTGATTTACCTGAACTCAGCAGTTGAACACGCATTTCGCCCATTCGCTTACCGTCAATTGGATTTAAAATTCTACCAATGTATATACCGGGATCAGTACTACCACTAGTCGGCGCTCTAGCAGATGTAGTGTCTTTTTCTTGTGCCATTATGGCCCTCCGTGAATATTAGTGCCAGGTTGATCAGCTATTGTGGTAGAATTAGAAATATCACCTTCTTCTAGCAAAGGTGAACTTGTTCCGTCACCTTGTTGCCTATGTCGTAAACATAATAAATTCTGTCTAAAACCTTCACCTTTAGTAAAACTAGAATCTATAGTTAACACTTGATACATTCCCGTAAATTTGTACTGAGACGTGGTCATCCAAGGCACTCCTAGATCATAAGGCGTTTCAAAATTTATACGTATATCTGCTTCACTTCGTATATATTCTATTTGACCAAGTGATGTTTCATTTACTGATCCGCTGTCAATAAAATTTCCAGCTCCGGTACTTGTTAAAAAGTATGGATCGCCGTGTACAACTACATTCAGTTTCAACAAGTCAACTTTTGAATTCATCAATGTTTCATGCCAATATCTATTTAGAGCAGATTCTGGATGTTGAAAAAGCTGTCCGCCTGAACTTCTTGTTGGGCTATCTGATCGTTTTTGAGAACTGGTTAATGAGTCTTCGTCGCCGCCTGCGCTTCCTTGCTTATATTTTAACAAAGTCATCGGATCCATATCAGTTTGACCCGCTGCAAAACCAGACAATCTAGATTGTTCATTTTGACCTAAATCATGCCCGACGGGTACATAAAATGTTGCATTAAAATCTAAATCTAGTTTTAAGATATCTGTATTTTTTCCTGTATAGATATAATCATATACCCTAGCTGGTGAGCCGCCGCCTTTGCCTTTTGAACCTGGAGATGCAATTCTATTAGCTGCGGCTTTATACGGAATGACCCGATAAATGTAAATTTTTCCTTTTCTGCCTGTCTCGTCTTCCTTAGGTCCGTTAGTAGTTAAAACAAATGCAGTTATTCTAAACCATTCTATCTTGTTATTTCCGTCAGGCGGTTTCCATGCTCCTTCTTCTCTTCCATACTTACTTGCTAAAATAACTTGTTCAATAACATTAACAATTTTTTGACTATGGCTAATTTGCGTGCCAGCAACATCTAAAGGTACCCTAGAATTTTTTGTATCATGAACCATTGGATCATCAGTAGATTGTGAGTTATCAAAATTTGTGTTTATAACTATTGCAGGGTCTTCGGGATTTTTCTTTAATTCAGCTAACCCTATGTTGTTAACATTTCCGTCATAAAAAGCTCTTATAGTAGGCCCTAGACTGTGTGCCGATTTTGAAACCCCTAATTGGAGTGTTTTAACATCACCTCCAAAATTTTGAAGATTGTATTGTCCTTCGTCGCCGGTGCTCTCTCCGCCTTTGGTGGATTCCCATTGCTGAATGATGTCAATAGGGTTATCAGTAAGTCCTGCACTAGCAGTACCTAATATTGCTGCTTCTTCAGCTGACGTTTCTGTTTTAGGAAACACAATAAAATATTGATCTGCTTCTTTTTGTACACCTTTTTCAACCTGTTTTAGCTCTTGTTCATTTAATATAGCTTGTAAACTATTATTTCCAGTTGATAATATTTCTTGTACTGTCCTGCCTGCAATAGTTCCAGACGCCTTTACAGTAGCTACTTCGTCGTTAAACGCTTGATCATTCCAAGCAACTGCTAAACATTGGTAAACTGTGCCAGCTTCTGTTACTGTAAATTTTGCCTGTACTAATTTTATAATGAAATTGTAAGGTCCGACTTGTTCATAGCTACCATCATCTTTCCAACCGTCAAATTTAACTGCTAGCATCATTCCGGCTTCAACATAGTTTTTAAAACCTTGTCTTTGAGCTGCGGTATCTAAGTCTTTCAAAAAATTACCTAAACTATACGGCTCTACAATGTCAAATGCAAATGTTAAAGCACTTGTTCCTCTTTGTCCTTTTGTTGCTGATATAATACTTTTTATTTTCACATTATCAAAATGATAATCAGAACCACCCATGTCTTCAGCTACAGTTATACCGGCTCTAAACATTTTTCCTTTAAAAATAGATTCAGGATTATTTGTTTGCTCAACACTTAAAACATTTAATGACCACATCCAACTATAAGTTGCAAACTTATGCAATGGGTTAATCGAAGGACCTCCTCCTCCGCCTCCTCCGCCACCGCCGCCACCGCTAGAAGATGCACCAGTGCTAGTTCTTATATTTCCTGATTCACGAAGATAGAAAAATTCATCAGGACTAGACGCAGTCCATGATCTCCACGAATCGCCCGAAGTTGAACGTGATACATTGTCTAAACTTGTTGCGCCATCTGTAATATTTGCATTTGTTCTAATTTTAGACATTTATGCTCCGATAGTATCTTTTATAAATTGACTCTGTGGCAAATATATTTGGACTCCTGCTTCTATATCATATATAGGATCTCTTATTACATTTAAATTTCTTTGTGCAAAAACCCACCATAAATCCGGAGTACCATATAAATCATAAGCTAACAAATCTGGTCTATGTGTATACTGAACTTCTATTGTGTATAAAACATCGTTTGCCCTTGCAGGCACCGGTCGTATTGTTAAGTAACTTAGATATTCGTTATTTTTAACTTCCGTTTTAAAATAAGGACTAGTAGTTGTATACTTTACCTTATCATATAGAGTGGTCATAGAAAACCTCCTCCGCCGCTAGCTGCAAAGCTTTGTAAGCTAAATGATTGTGTTTTGCTTCTGCTGTATGCAACTTTACAATTAGCTTGTATTTCGCATTTAGTTGGTGCATAAGTTCCAACCGTAGATTGTATATAATCAACGTCTTGAGGTAAATTTATACTCCACGATGTAATTACTACTGGCACATTTTGAAACATAAACTGTCCGTACCCATTTAAAAACACAACAGGCGGCGGTGATCCTTGGAAAGCACTATTAGCATAAGCACTTTTAGTTACAGTTTTTAAATAATGCTGTGCAGCAATTATATATGTCGCTTCTTCGGCATTCTGACAGGTAAATGTTCCTGCAATGTTAATATCTTGGACCATGCTGTTCTGATACACAACATACGGATAAAGAGCATGTGTTGGTGTCATTTCTGAATACACAGCACCTGTACCAAAGTTTATAGTTGGCGTATAAGGCCACATACAACCTCCAGTCTTAGATAATGAACCGTGCAAAGGTCCAAAACTTACGCCAGAAGGAATACTTAATTTCACTCGCCAGTCCGGAGCACCTGATGCCTTCCATGAAGCAATGTTGTAAGGCAACGGTGTTGGGTTAGCACCAGGAGGTATATTTCTTCGACGAATGTTACTCACGAATGTTTTTGAATCATAATTTTCTGTATCTGATAATTCATCTATATTATTTGTATTATCGCCATACGACACAGAACTTCCTGTATATGTATTAGGCGATTCAGTAGGATTTCTACCTACTCTACTTTGTGCTTCTGCTGATGGATTTTCTACAAACTCAACTGCCATTTGTTTTCCTTACTTGTAGTAGTATTTAGTTGACAAAAACATACGTATATTTTATAATAAATACATTATTAGGAATAAACTTTTTAAATGAGAAAACACAATTATTTAAACAACAAGGATATTTTATCCGAAATACACAAATCAAAAAGTAGTTTTTGCAGTTACACTGAAGATGATTTTCATCAATATGATTTGATCATCCCTTTACAAGGTCCGCACGGTACCCTAGACGAAGGACTGCAAAAAATAAACATTAGAACTATAGCCGAAGCAAAAAGAAATAAAGCAAAAAGAATTCAAAATCAAAACTTTGACGCTGCTAAGGCCCAAGGACAAAAAGTTAAGTTAGCTGATTTCGAAGTCAACTGGAAAAAAATAGATAAAAAAGACTTAGTTTTTAGAATAATGACTTATAATCATATACCTGACGAACCAGGTCGTAAAAAAACGCCAAAAACAGTTGCTGACACAAAAACAAAATTAAATTTTCCGCCATATCAACATTACAAGTTTAACGAAAACGATGATTTAGTGTGTGTAGGCAAAAGTCATTGGGAAGGCGGTATGGAAAACGGGTATTTTAACAAACAAAGCGGAAAAGTTACCAATAAGCTTGCTCACATGTGGATGAAACTATGTGAAAGATATGCAACTAGAGGAAATGTAAGAGGCTATACATATAATGACGAAATGCGTGGACAAGCGATCTTACAATTAACTCAAATAGGGTTACAATTTGACGAATCAAAAAGTCAAAATCCTTTTGCTTACTATACTGCTGCTGTAACAAACTCTTTTGTTCGTGTCATAAACTTAGAAAAACGTAATCAAAATATAAGAGATGATATTTTAGAAATGAACGACATGACTCCGAGCTATACTAGGCAAAGCCAACGTGAATGGGATGCAAATAATTCATCACAAAAAAGTTGACCTTTTTTTAAAGTTATTTTATACTAAACTATAATTTATATGAGGTAATTTTGTTTAAAAAAGCAGCTATCTTTACTGATATACATCTCGGTTTAAAAAGCAATAGTAAAATACATAATCAAGATTGTGAAGAATTTGTTGATTGGTTTATTGATACAGCAAAAGATAACAATTGCGAAACTGCTATCTTTTGTGGCGACTGGCATCATAATCGAAGTAGTGTAAACTTGTCTACACTAGACACAACGGTAAGATGTTTAGAAAAATTAGGCAATTCGTTTGACAATGTAATAATGTTTGTAGGTAATCACGACTTATATTATAAAGATCGTAGAGATGTTACTTCTACAACCTTTGCAAAACACATTCCAGGCATTACAGTAATAGATGAATTTACCGAAATAGAAGATGTAGCATTTGTTCCGTGGTTAGTTGGACCTGAATGGAAGAAAATTGAAAAGTCAAAATCAAAATATATGTTTGGTCATTTTGAACTGCCTACATTTTTAATGAATGCTCATGTTCAAATGCCAGAACACGGTGATTTACGAGCTTCTCATTTTATAAATCAAAAATATGTTTTCAGTGGACACTTTCATAAAAGACAAGTTAAAGGTAATATACATTATATCGGCAATGCTTTCCCTCATAATTACTCAGATGCTTGGGACGATGAACGAGGAATGGTTGTTTTAGATAGAGAAAACAACGGCGAACCGATTTATATTGATTGGCCGAACTGTCCGAAATACAGAACTGTTACTCTTTCTCAGTTACTTGATCCCGAAAACAACATAATTCAAGACAAAATGTATCTTAGAGTATCTATTGATATTCCAATTTCTTACGAAGAAGCAAGTTTTATTAAGGACACTTATATAAAACAGCACAATTGTAGAGAAATTACTCTCATACCACAAAAACAATTAGACGAAATATCTACCGAACTTGATATTAGTAAGTTTGAAAGTGTTGATGAAATTGTTACTAAAGAAATTACTGCAATCGATTCTGAAGCATTTAATCAAAAAATGCTTTTAGACATTTACAAGGATTTATAATGTTAATATCAGGAAATAAAGAGTTTGGCGTAGCTAAATCTCTGCACACATTGTACCCCGATGCTGTTTTTTGTAGCAGAACTACCGGTTACGACTTGTGCTCGTATGACGGACAATATAGATTTGCCATAGAATCCCTCAATCATAGCGTGATAATTATATGTTCAGCTTTGTGGAAATTTCATCAAACAAACTTATTAGACGAAGTTTATAAATCTTGCGTAAAAAATGATCATAATCCTCATATTATTACCATAGGCAGTACTACCGATAGAACTAAAAGTGGTAAAGTTTGGAGATACAATGCAGAAAAGAAAGCATTAAGAGACTATTCTAACTCTATTTCCCTCGGCGGAGTATGGGATAAAAAACCAAAATTAACATATATAAGCTTTGGCACGTTATCTAACAATCAAAATAAACATCCTGATCGAAAATGTCTTGACATTGATAACGCTGTAAGCTATATTAAGTGGATAATCGATCAACCTAAAGACATTTGTATTAATGAAATTAGTATTGATCCGAAACAATTTTAGTATATGTCAATTATTTTAAAAGATTTAACTGTTAAAAACTTTATGAGCGTCGGAAATCAAACCCAAGCAGTGCGGTTTGATCAAGAACAGCTCACTCTAGTGCTTGGTGAAAACTTAGACCAAGGAGGTGATGATTCTGGATCACGAAACGGGACGGGCAAAACTACAATAATTAATGCATTGTCTTACGCTCTCTACGGCCAAGCACTAACTAATATCAAAAGAAACAACCTTATTAACAAAACTAACTCAAAACACATGTTAGTAACGTTGAATTTTGAAAAAAATAATGTTCAATACCGTATCGAGCGTGGTAGATCGCCAACATTTACTAAATTTTATGTTAACAACGAAGAACAAGAGCTTACAGACGAGTCACAAGGCGACTCTCGCAAGACTCAAGAGTCGATTAATGAGCTTTTAGGTATGAGTCACGATATGTTTAAGCATATTGTGGCGCTTAATACCTATTCCGAGCCATTTTTAGCAATGCGTACTAACGATCAGCGTGCAATTATTGAACAATTGCTCGGTATTACCATACTTTCTGAAAAAGCTGAAGTTCTAAAAGAAAAAATTAGAGAAACAAAAACTAATATTGACTCAGAAACTAACAAAATCCATGCAATTCAGTCAGCAAATGAGAAAATTGAAGAAACAATTGCTAGTTTAGGTGGTACTCAACGTGCTTGGCAAGCAAAAAGAAAGCAAGATATTGAAAAATTACAAGCTGCTATCGATGAATTAGGCAAACTAGACATTAATACTGAAATTGAGAGTCATGAAAAGCTACAAAATTGGCAAACAACCAATACTGAACTTGAAAATTTACAAAAAGAACGTGTAGCTTTAGAGTCTGCTCACCAAAGAGCACAAAAAACCGTAGACAAAATAGAAAAAGATATTCAAGATCTCGAAGACGCAGTATGTTATGCTTGCGATCAACCACTACATGACGACAAAAAACAAGAAATTCTTGCAAAAAAGACCGAAGAGCTAAACGAATCTGCAAAATATTTGCAAGAAATTATCGAAACGCTTGATAAAACACAAAAAAATATCGCTGATATTGGTGAATTAGCAAGTAAGCCTAAAGTTTTTTATGAATCTATGAAGGAAGCATACGAACATAGACAAAACATTGATAGTCTTTTGCAAAGTCTTGAAGCAAAACAGGCCGAAACTGACCCTTATAAGGCTCAGATTGATGAATTAACTAATACGGCACTTCAAGAAATTAATTGGAATACTGTAAACGAACTTACAAACTATCAAGAACACCAAGAATTTCTATTAAAACTACTTACAAACAAAGATAGTTTCATAAGAAAGAAGATTATTGATCAAAATTTAGCATATTTAAACAATAGACTAACATCTTATCTTAATAAACTTGGACTTCCGCATCAAGTTGCTTTTCAAAATGATCTAAATGTAGAAATTACGCAACTAGGACAGGATTTAGACTTTGATAATTTGAGTCGAGGCGAACGTAATAGACTTATACTTGGATTAAGTTTTGCATTTAGAGACGTATGGGAAAATCTATATCAAAATATCAACTTATTGTTTATCGATGAGCTGATAGACAGCGGTATGGACTCAGCTGGTGTTGAAAATGCACTAGGTGTAATCAAACACATGGGTAGAGAAGGAAGAAAAAATGTTTTTCTTATCTCACACAAAGATGAATTAGTGGGAAGAGTAAATCATGTTCTCAAAGTGATAAAAGAATCAGGATTTACTTCTTATTCAACAGACTTGGACGTTGTAGAATGACTGAAGACTCAAATAACGAAGAAGAAACAACGCATGAAAAATTAGTTAAAGAGTATCTAAGATATTACGATACTAATATAAAATTTCAAAGCAGGCACAGTTTTAGAACACACCGATCAAGCAGAAGGCACTTAAGAAATATTATCAAATTAGCTAGAGAAAGGCAAAAAGAAATACACGAAGAATACGCAAAAAATAAAAAAACCAGAAACAAAGGCACTGACTAAGGCATGAATATAAACATTATATGGAATGGACCTATAAAGGCAATGTAATCAATAGTTTACCTGATAACTGTGAAGGTTTTGTATATGTGATTACAAATACAGTTAACGGTAAGCAATATATAGGCAAGAAATACGCAAAATCTACAAAAACTCGACCACCTCTTAAAGGAAAGAAAAACAAAAGGCGTACAAAAGTAGAAAGTGATTGGAGAGACTACTGGGGTTCTTCTGATCATTTAACAAAAGACATAGAAAATTTAGGCAAAGAAAAATTTACAAGAGAAATACTTTACATTTGTCCCAGTAGAGGCATTGCAAGTTATTTAGAAGCACGAGAACAATTTGAAAGGCGAGTTTTAGAATCTGACAATTACTATAACGGAATAATAAACGTTAGGATAGGCAGTTCTAAAATATTAAAGGAGTACCTAGGCAATGAAACAGGTAAAACAAAACTTTAGGCAAGCCATGCAGCACATAAGGTTAGCGGGCCGGATATAAAACCGCTGTGGAAAAGTCAGGGAGCAGACCTGAACACGTAACATGTTAAGCCAACACCCAGAGGTGGTAAGTTAACATAGGTTGATTGCTGTCAATCACAAACACACTAGTTCATAAAAACTGTGCAAGTAGGAACGAGAGCACAGGTATCGCATTCGTGCGTGATGTCGACGTAGGTTGGGAAAGGTCAGAGCCCATTGAACGTGTGTATAAAACAAATACCTACTTCCATGTCACGGGTGGTGATACTCACAGGAAAACAAAAATTTTCTTTATGACGGAGCCGTAATAGGTTCCGTCTGAGCAGCTTAATCTACAGGAATCTTTCTTCCCGAGTACCTAAAAAAATCTAAAAAAGACTTTTTAAAACAATCAAAAAGCGTATTAGTACGAAGTAAGTTGTTGAGTTTGATTTGCGATAGCGATAGCTGAGCAAACAAACGAAGACATGGATCAACGTAGTTGAGACATAAATACATATAAATTATGATATAAGGAATACCCATGAAAGCACAAGAATTTGTAGTAATTGTTGAACAAGACGAACCAACAACATTAGCAAAGAATATGTTTAAACAAATTTCTAGTAGATTTCCTGAAATAGACCCCAATTCTCCTGGTGCTGAACAACAATATTATAAAGCTAATACTAAATTTTATGATAAAAAAATTAAAAAAATAAAAAAACAACTGCGTGATCCAAAATTTCGTATAATGTGGGGGTCATTACAAAACCAGCTTGAATCTTATTTAGAGCGTCAAAATAAGGATGCTGATTACATAAGACGATTCTACGGTAAACCTAGTATGGTTTACAGCGATCCTATAAAAAAGACGCCGTCAACAGGTAGCAGCAGTACTACAGCTAGGAGTACTCCGGAGCCTCAACCTAAACCAACTACATATGAACCGCAAACGCCACAAGAAGCTAAACAAATTCAGCAACAAGTAGCAACAGCAAAAAGACGACAGTCAAAACTAAGTAAACTAATGGACTTTACTAATAAAAAACTAGACAACATGGGTGCACGAAACCCATTGTTTACTATCATAGCTGTACCGGCAGTGGTTGGTAATTATGCAAGAATACTCGAAGATTGGCACTCATATCTATTAGGTGTTCACCAAATAAAAAATAGTAAAAATCCAGTGCCGTGTGATAATCCTAGCTATAGTATAAATCGAGATGGATTTGTTGACTTAAACTTTAATAACAAAGGTAGACAAGCAGAATTAATAAAAGCAGACGTAAAGATAAATGATCGTTGGTTTATGTTACCTGGCCAAACCGCTATTAGCGATCCAATGAGTTCTTTAAGAGATAAATTAACACCTGATGGTATATCTATACCAATTGGTACCGGTATTGAGCCGATATATTTGATTCCTGCACGTAGTGATACAATAACAAGATCACCATTTACAGAAAGAATAAGCGAAGAATTATTTGCTACTATACCTACTTTACTTGTAGGTACAATAGTAGGTATATCAATTATACGAGGGATTGCACTAGCAGTAAGCGGCATTATAGCAGGTTCTGGTGTAGGGTTCTTTGCTGGAGTAGTAAGCGCAATTGTGTCTGTTGGCGTCGGCTGGTTGTTGACTATGTTAATTAACAAATTTATCAAAGAGTTCCAAGCAGACGAAAAAGGAAAAATGATAACCGAACCAATGGCAGTAATGATTATGAAAGAGTTTGGTAGTAATGAATACATTGATTTTGTATGTAGTACAAAGACAAACGAAGCTGCTGAACCTGATGCAGATATAATCGATAATGAAACCGGCGACAAAGTTCAAAACATGGATTTTTCTAGTGTGATAGATCAAAGTACTGCTATAGAAATAGAAAGTATGTTTGAAAACGTTATTACAAGTCTTCAAAAAGAATTAACAGGAAAAAAATTACGCACATTAGAACAAATTATGAAAAAGGCTGCATAATGAAAGCTACTGAATTTTTAGCAGAAGATATAACAACAGTTGAAAAGGTGCCTGGTGGTTTTCAAATATTTGGACCTGACGGTAAAGCTGTATCTGATAAAATTTACAAAAATAGAGCATTAGCTAATCAAGATAGAATAAAGATTGATGCTGATTTAAGAACACAAGCAACTACTACTTCTAGTAACACCAAACCTGATCCTGATAACACTTCAACTGCTACAGACACAGATAGAAATAAGCCAGCTGATAAAGAGCCAAAAAAACCTAATAAAATTCAGAGACTATTACGTCTTGGTTATCGAATAGTAGCAGGGCCAGGGCACTTTTTCCAAAGACTTGTAGCACTTGGTTTTTTTCAAGGGTGGTTAATACGATTTATAGCGTATGTTACACAAACTAGTTTTTCAGGTGTTGTTAAATATCCCAACTCGAGACTAGGTAAAGATATAGTGCCTGTAAGAGATTATAAACGTAGAGATTGGTATGAGGATCCTTATATTGATTATTATCTAGATAATCCAGATAGAATTAATACTTTCACTGGTCAACTTTATTTAGAAATAAAAACCTATCTGTATACTTGGTTAATCATGATGGCTGGCGGTGCAAGAGTAACTAAATTTATAAGTAGAATATTGTTAAGAATATCTGGACTAGGTGGTCCGGGAGGTCGATTAGTAGGAATAGCTCAGTTTGTAGTTGGCGCAGCTGGTTACATTGCAGTAAGAACAGCAGTTCAAAATTATGCCACATGGAGTGATCCAGTAGCAAAATATCTTGCAAAATGGATTATGAATCGCTTACTAAGAAAAAAAACACTTAGTCAATTTGCAAGAGTTGCAGGGATCCAAGTTGCTAGTATAGAAGGCATGGGAGAAGATGATAGCATCCTTTCACAAGAAGAAGTTGCATCGTTAGAAATTACATGGAGTGAATTTGTTAAAGTAGCAGCAGACGAAATACGTTCTAATCCAGACGAATATGCAGTAGAATATCAAGCTTTAAAAGCATGGGAAAGACAGCAAGTAATGCAGCACTACCAAGATACTAATTCTGTTTAGATAAAAGGTAATTTTGTTTCTTTTGTAATATCCATATTTTCTTTTATTATATCATTAAATATTGTTAAATCTTCGCTAGATATTACATGCATAGCATCAGTATAAGTTATAAAACCTCGCATAAACCAGCCTATTTTATAAACATTATATTTTAATTCTTTTATTTGATTTTCATATTTTTTAATCAATTCTTGTAACTCAGAATCAGAGAGTCTTAAGATGTACGATCGAAAAAAGCCGAGTAATCACTATTGTATTTTACAGAAAAAATATGTTCGCATTCTTCGTTTTCACATTGAATATTTTGCTCAGGATAATTAATTGATTCTGTATATTTTTGAATATGGGCACTGTAACTTTTTAAAATTTTACTGTCATTGTTTTTAATAAACTCAAATATTTTATTATTATCATTTTCTTCTTCGGATGAATTTATTTCTTCGATATTTTTTATATACCTAATTAAAGTTTTTAAATTTTCATTAGTTAACATGTTGTTAAGTTCAGCTAGTTTAGACATTTTTTCATCTTCGGATAAATCAGAAGTTGTTATTTGATATAATTGACGTTGCACACTATAGGAAGCTAAACCTAATTCGGTAAGATTTTTATAATTTACTGGAGCAAGTGTAATTTTAAAGTTGTCAATTTCAAAGTCATAATGATGTTCTATGCTATCATAAAAATTTAAAATATTTTGTAATTCTAATTCTACATGACTTTCAGTACTGCATTTAGGACATGTTGTACTAATTGTTGTTTTATCGCCTATTGAAGCTATTTTGATAGCAGTTAATATATATTCAAGATCTGTTTTAATTAATGACCATGGTGTGGTAATTAGCGGAACACAACTTTTAATCACATCAGCAACTGCATGTCCTGAAAACAAAGCATCAGGAGTCTTTGTTGTTATCTCGTCAGCAGTGGTCATGGCAAATACAGGTATGTGCACAAATTGATTGTCTTCAATAACTCCGTCTTTGTAGTACTTGCCACTAGACGGAAGGTCAATATACAGCTTAGGTTGTCGACTGTGTTTGTTTAGAAATGTAGACATATTTTATCCAACTAAATATATTATATTTAACCTTGTAAAACATATGGAAAAAAATAATGGATGAAGAACTACTAAGGCAGCTAACCGAAGCAATTACTACCCTTAATTCAGCTTTAGGTGTTTCTAGTGATGGTTTATATACGTTTAATAGTGCTACAGCCGGTGCAACAACTTCAATTAATCAATTACAAGATGCTAATTTAAGTTTAGTTAATAAAACGATCGGAGCTATACAGACTGCTTCTACAATATTAAATACAGCAAATAGAGCAGCTAGTAATGCACAAGGTTCAATAGAAGCAATGGCTGGTTTAGATCCAACTGGACTTGCTAACATAGGAACTGCACCAGCTCTATTAGCTGAACAACAGCTAACAGTCTCGCAACAACTTGCACAGCAAGGAACTATGTTTACAAATATAGAGCAATTGTTTAGAGATCAAGCTAATTTAAATATTACAAACCAACAACTGCAACAAATAGGATCAAATCCAGATATACTTAGAGCACAAGGAGGACTAGCTACTGATGTTTTAGGTAATATGGCACTGTTTAAACAAGCAGTTGAAAATATTCCGGAAGCAGGCGAAGATGGCCAGTTAATTGACGGTAGTCGAAATCTAGTGCAAGAAATGGATGCATTAGGTTTTAACACTTCTCAACTATCTGAAATGTTTATTCAATTAGGCAGTGTATTAGGACCATCCGTAGCAGTAGATTTAAAAGAATTACTAGATGAAAATAACCAGTCTACGCCGGAAAGTAGACAAGCTGTTCTTGATTTTATAAGCGTACAAGAAGACCTAATTACAAATATGGTAGAGCTTTCGCAAACTACTGGCATGTCTGTAGATGAACAAGTAAAGGCAACAAAGGCAATAGCAGAAACACCGGGTATGTTATCTCAACAACTTAGAAATATTAACAACCCGCAATTTAATCAAAATCTTACAAGGTTTGCAACTACTTTACAAGCAATCGGAGCATCAGATCTAGGCGAAGGATTTATAAGCGGGTTAGGTCTACCTATCGGTAATGAAATAGAAGCGGCCTTGAAACCACAATCATTTGCAATGATGCAACAAATTAGCCAAATGATTGCATCAGGTGCAGATCCTGAGGAAATTAGAGCTGCTGAACGGCAATTACAGCAAATTTATAATCAAGAAACTACTAATCTAGTAGGAGAACTAGGTGCATTCGCGGGTGTATTGGGTGAAGAATTTGGGTTTTTATCTAGAGATTCCCAAAACTTGAGAGCATCAATTCTTCAAACAGGAGCAGATCCTAATGCCACAGCAGCAAACCAAGCAGCAGCACAAGATGTAATGAATGCTAGAATGGATGATGAAATTATAGGTACATTAACTGAAACTAGACAAAAAATTGCAGGACAAACAGAACAACTTGTTAATGCACAAGCAGATATAGTTGCAAATTTAGGACTTGTAAGTGTAGCTGCTGGAACAATTGGCGCAGCAGCTGAAACTTTAGCAAACAGTATAGAATTGCTGCGTCCTGATTCTGAAGCAACAGACATAAGAGCAGAGCAAATAAATGCTGCTGTCGAAAGTATAGTAGCAGAAATAAAAACCGGCACATTTACATTTAAAAGTGACCCTGAAAGGCAAATTACAAGCTCAGAGCAAGTTATGTTAGATGATTTTGTAAAATTATACGATTTACAACAAGCAGGAATTGAATTAACTGAGGGGCAGCAGCAAGTATTGAATGATATACTACAAGCGCTTAGGTCAGAAACAGGTAAGCGAATATTAGACGCACAATTAAATGGTACACCGGCAGACCTTTCAGAGCAATCGGGATTTAACTTTAGTGCAGCACCTAACGCAGTAAGAGACGCTTTAGGCAATTTAGTAGAGGGTGCAGGCACTTTAGTTGAGGGTGTATTAGGCGGAAATGACGACACAGATATATCCCGCCGACGTCGACTTCAAAGCAGAGACGGAGCTTATTTTAAATCTGATGCTGATTTAGGTTTAGAAAGCACTATTAGCTCAAAAGACGAAGGCGGAGTGCCACAAATGTTGATTGATAACTTTCAAACTTTTATAACTGAGCTAAGAAACATTAAATTAGCAATCGATAGCGGAGCTGATCGTCAAGCAGGTGCTACAACACAAGCTGCTATAACAACTTCATATTCTAACCAAAACCTCCAAAAAGAAGTACAATTAAACAGTTTAACTGGAGTAAATTAAATTCAATGAATTGTGATTAATTCTTCGTCGTCATACTCTTCATCAGTGTATGCACCTGATTCTAATTCTTCCATAGCTGTAGTTAAGCTACTGTCATATTTTTGATAAGAATCAGCAAATCTTATATCTGTTTCTGCAGATAAAAATACTTTGTCTTTTTCAATACAGATAGGCTTAGTAATGTCTATAGAATAAATCCAAGGTACAAGACTAATACTACCGGCTTCGGCTGATTCTATCATAGTAACAGGACGTAAAATTGTAATTTCATATTCGTCTTGTGATATAACATCACCTATAATTTCTTCGCCAGTTATCAATTTAAGAGTCATCACTGTCATTTTTTTTACCTTGTGATTTTTTAAAAAAGTATTTTTCATATTGTTCAGTAGTAAGCATTGGACCAGGATTGCTTTGGTCTACATGAACTGCTTTTGATTTTTTTGTTTTTTTATCTACCATCTAAGTACTTATACTTTTTTAAATACGTTTTATATTAACATAAATATAACATCAAACCAAGTGAAATGCAATGAGTTGGAAAAAATATTTTACCCCATATGACGGATCTGTAAGTCCTATTAACGGAGCGTCAACTAATACTAGTGGACCTGCAAGTGCAAACTACAGCAGTTACTTGCCAGATGTTTATGTAGGTTCTCCTAATCGTGTAGAACGATATGGTCAGTATAATACAATGGATTTAGATAGTGAAGTTAATGCTGCACTAGACATTCTTGCTGAATTTTGTACACAAAAAAATCATCAAGGCAACCATTTTGATTTTGAATTTAACAAACCGGCAACTAATTCAGAAATAGAAATATTAACACAATATATGCGCCAATGGTGCAAGCTAAATGATTTTGACACTAAGATGTTTAGAATATTTAGGAATGTGTTTAAATATGGCGACGAAATGTTTCTACGGGATCCAGAAACTAAAAAACTTTATCATGTAGATCCTGCTAAAGTTTCTCGTATAATTGTAAATGAAAGCAAAGGAAAAATACCTGAGCAATACGTAGTTAGGGATATAAATTTTAACTTTGTAGAAGGAATTGCTACAACCCCACACCAAACTAACGGAAATATCCAAGGCGGTAATTCTAGTGGCAATTACCTAACTGGTGGTGCAAGAGGCATGCTAGGAAATACTGCGCAACAATCTGGTAACAGATTCTACAAAGAACAACAAGAATTAGGTATTGCAGCAGAACATATACTACATTTAAGTTTAAGCGAAGGCTTAGATAATAATTTTCCTTTTGGTAATAGTTTATTAGAAACTGTATTCAAAGTATACAAACAAAAAGAATTACTAGAAGATGCAATTATTATTTACAGAGTACAGCGTGCACCCGAGCGTAGAGTGTTTTATGTTGACGTAGGTAATATGCCTGCACACTTAGCAATGCAGTTTGTTGAAAGAGTTAAAACTGAAATTCATCAACGTAGAATACCTAGTGCAACAGGCGGAGGCACTAATGTAATAGACTCATCTTACAACCCGCTTTCAATAAACGAAGACTACTTCTTTCCTCAGACTGCTGAAGGTAGAGGGTCTAAGGTTGAAACATTGCCCGGTGGTACAAACCTAGGCGAAATCGACGATTTACGTTATTTTACAAATAAATTAGTAAGAGGTTTGCGTATTCCTAGTAGTTATCTTCCGACAGGTGCTGATGACGGCGCAAACAATTTCCAAGATGGTAGAGTAGGCACTGCTTACATACAAGAGCTAAGATTCAACACCTATTGCGAACGTTTGCAAGGCTTGTTAATTGAAACTTTTAATAGAGAATTCAAACGCTACTTACTTGAAAAAGAAGTTAACATAGACGTGCAAATGTTCGATCTTGCTTTTGTAAAACCACAAAATTTTGCAAGTTATAGACAAGCAGAACTTGATAATGCTAGAGTTCCTACATTTGGTCAAATGGCAGCATTGCCGTATATTTCAAATAGATTTGCGCTTGAACGATTCTTAGGTTTAACAAAAGAAGAAATAGCTCAAAACGAAACTTTATGGAAAGAAGAAAACGCTGACCCTGAACAAGCTTTACAAGCAGATGGTAGCGCTGAAATGAGAATGGCAGGAGTAAGTGCAGGTGGCATAGGTGCTGATTTAGGAGCAATGGATCAAGTTGCTCCTACTGATGATTTAACAGCAGGTGCTATAGATCAAGGTACTCCGCCAGATACTGCAACCGCACCGCCAGAACCAGGAGCTACGCCCCCAGCAGGCGGCACAGGCGGTTTATAGGATAAATAATTTTATGTTGTTACAAGAATTCTTTACATTTGATCGAAACACACTAGAAGATGAAGAAGATCTAAGCACAGATATTGATCCAGGCTGGGATCGCACTCAGAACGTTAGACAAGTAAGTTTAACCTTGGGACAAATTAAGATAGCACGACAAGCGTCTGATTTTCACTTGCAAGAAAAACTTAAAGAAGTTGAAGATATACAACGTATGTACAAGGCACCCGAAGCACCAGCTATATAAAGTATGCCTAAAATCGATAAGTCCTTGTACACAAAAGAACAGTATAAGCAATTAAAACAAGATAAAAAATTTAAAAAAATACAAGAGCGTTCTAAAAAAGTTGCTGGTGCAAAAACTGCATATGTTATAGGCAACGGTACTAGTAGAAGCGGCATAAGCATAAATGGTTTATCAAAACATGGCGTTGTATACGGCTGCAATGCAATTTACAGAGATTGTACACCTGATTTTTTAATAGCAGTTGATGTAAAAATGATTCTTGAAATAAACAAAAGTGGTTATTCAAAAAATCATCAGGTATGGACAAATTATAACAAAGCTTATGAAAATTTCGATAATTTAAATTATTTTAAGCCAAGCAAGGGATGGAGCAGTGGTCCTACTGCACTTTGGATGGCAACACAACAGGGATATGACGTAATTTATATTTTAGGTTTTGATTACCAGGGGTTACAAAACGGTACTAAATTTAACAATATTTTTGCAGATACTGAAAACTATAAAAGATCAACCGACGGCGCTACTTTTTATGGAAACTGGTTAAGGCAAACTAAGACAGTAATTGAGCAAAATCCAAAAGTACAATTTGTAAGAGTAATTGATCATAACACTTTTATGCCTTCGGAATTAGATAAATTTAAAAATTTAAAAATTATGCATAAAGATGTTTTTTTAAACATACATCCTGGTATGTAAAAATATACCAAAAAAGTACGTATAAACACTAGTTTTTTAATAAAATACGTAAATAACATGACAGTTTACAATCATTCATTGGAAAATTCTTTTACCTTAAAAAGTAAGAGTATTTTTTCCTATGTGTACGTAAGCACTTATACATTAGAAAGGATATAAAATGGCTAAGGCTAATAAGTTTGAAGAAATGCTTGAGCGTTTAGTTAATGAAGACGTTCAAGGCGCAAAAGATCTCTTTCATGAGATTGTTGTAGAAAAATCAAGAAACATCTACGAAAGTCTACTAGAAAATGACATGTACGATGAAATTGAAGAAGATGAAGAACTAGAACTTGACGAAAGTGACGAAGAACTTGAGGAAGATTGGGATCTAGAAGAAGATGAAGATCTAGAAGAAGATGAAGATCTAGAAGAAGATTGGGACCTTGACGAGGACTGGGATCTAGAAGAAGA